TAGGTGTAATTGTACTAGGTGTATCAGGTATAACGGAGTACCTATAGTTATATATGTGAAAGGGAGTCTATCTTGGTTGTAACTTTAGAAACAGAACAGTCTATGATTGAGGAACAGCTTCAACTTGAGACTGACATGATGACAGGTGGAATACAAAGGTATAGTAAAGTCGTGGATGTAGCAGTAGATAAGGGAAAGGAATCACACACACCACATGGAAGAGCTATAGTATCTAGGCTAGTACAAACTGTGACAGGTGCAGTAGTACAGTTCATTAAGAATCCTACCAATACCTCACGAGATATTGCTTGGAAAAATTTAAAGGACATGGATGCAGAACAAGTTGCATACCTTGCACTAGTCACACTAGTGGATTCAATTAGCAGAAAGAATACTCTGCTGTATGTAGCTAGAACTATAGGTAGTAACCTTGAGATACAAGATAGGTTAGACAAATGGATACACTCTGAAGGAGCAGTAGCTAACAACACAATCAAGCTTGCTATGAAGAAAGCATATGGAGCTAGAAGGTTTGGTCTAACTAATAAGATGAACAAGGATGGCTACAAGAATACTGAGTGGCTTAAATCTGAACGTGTTCACGTAGGGTTTAAGATGGTTGACTTGATTATACAGAGTACAGGTATCATCAAGCTTGACACACAGCAGACTGAAAGGAGGAGACGTGCAACCTACGTTGTACCAACTCAAGATACACTTGATTGGATTAAGGCATTCAACGAGTACATGCAAGGGTCACGTCCAAGATACTTACCTTGTGTAATACCACCTAAAGATTGGACATCAGTCAAGGGTGGAGGTTATCATGGACATGACATAGATGAACTACCTATTGTAAGGAGAAAGTAATGGGATTAAAGACACACCTAACTAGACTATCTGAACAAGACTTGACTGCTGAGTATGCTTGTCTCAATGCACTACAACAAACTGAGTGGAGAGTTAATCAGAATGTATTCAAAGTTATACGTCAGATGTGGGACAATGGACAGGAGGTAGGTAACTTACCTGCAAGGGAGGACACACCTCTACCTAACTACCACTTCAGTAAAGAACCTAGTGAGATGAATGATGAAGAGAAGTCTACCTTTAGGATATGGTCACGTAAACGTGCTGAGATTTACTCAACTAATAATCGTAGTGTGAGTAAGAGGATACAAGTTGAACGTACCTTACAGGTAGCAGAACAGTTTGCTAAGTATGATAAGTTCTATTACGTATGGCAGAATGATTTCCGTTCACGTAAGTATGCAAGCAGTACATTCCTCACACCTCAGTCAGCTGATTGGAGTAAGAGCTTGTTAGAGTTTGGTTATCCTGTACCTATTGATAACTGGGAGGATGCAAGGTGGCTGTGTATACATGGTGCAAACCTGTATGGTAATGATAAGATAACATTAGACAAACGTGAAGCATGGGCATGGGACTACGTAGATGAGGCACATAGGATAGCAGATAATCCTTATGACAATAGAGCTTGGCTTGATGCAGACAAACCATTCCAGTTCCTAGCTTGGTGTTATGAGATGTCAGCCTTAGCTAAGTTTGGTTGGGGTTATGAGAGTAGGTTACCTGTCTCAGCAGATGGTAGTTGCAATGGATTACAGCACCTCTCAGCTATACTAAGAGATGAGGTAGGGGGTGTAGCTACTAACTTAATATCTTCTGATGTACCTCAAGATATTTATACACAGGTAGCTGACCAAGCTATACAACGTATACGACAGGAGGATACAGAACTGGGTAGGAAATGTTTAGAGTTTGGTATCGATAGAAAGTTAGCTAAGAGACCTGTTATGATTGTACCATACTCAGGTACTAAACATGCTTGTCGTGCCTACATAGAAGAAGCTATCAAGGAGAAGATAAAGGAAGGCACACCCAACATCTTTGGTGATGACCTATTCAATGTCACTCACTACCTAGCAGGTCACATATGGGACAGCATTAGTGGTGTGATTGTGTCAGCACGTAAGGTGATGGACTACGTTAAGAGTGTTGGAGATGTGTACTCTAACATGGGTAAACACATGGAGTGGGTAACACCTACAGGTTGGTTAGTTATGCAACAGTATAATGAACTACAACAGAAGAGGATAAAGACACACATCAATGGTGAGGTAGTATCTCTATCCTTTCCTAAAGATAAGGAAGACACAGTTAATAAGCAGAGGACAGGGTTAGGTAGTAGTCCTAACTTCATCCATAGTTTAGATGCCTCTGCTATGACACGTACTATTAACGAAGCTACTAAGGTAGGTATTGTAGACTTTGCTATGGTGCATGACAGCTATGGTACACATAGTAGCATGATGCCACAGCTATCTGAGATACTACGTGAACAGTTCGTTAGTATGTATGAAGAGCATGATGTTCTTGATGAACTCAGGACTCATGCTATCAAGACTCTAGGTACTGAGGATGTTCCTCTGCCACCAAGTAAAGGCAACCTAGATATCCGTAACGTATTGAAATCAGAGTATTTCTTTGCTTGATTTCTAAAGTTACAACCTAGCCAGTTGGCAAAACAAATAGCAATAAGGAGTTATATATGCTAGTAATAAAAGGAAAGTCCCTATGGGCAAAAGTCTTTGAACCTGATACAAGGTTCGTTGATGAAGGAGAATATTCTACTTCAGTAATTGTACCTGAGGCAGAAGCAGCACAAGTTTGTGAACAACTAGAAGCACTCATCGATGAGGAGTTCAATAAGGTTGTCAAGGAGAAGCCACAGCTAAAGGCAACCCTGTCCAAACGTCCTGTAACTGAGCCAGACTTTGACCAAGATGGTAATGAGACAGGTAATGTTGTATTCAAAACTAAACTTAAGGCTAAGATAAAAGGTAAGAACGGTCAGAGCTACAAGCAGAAGGTTAACGTTGTAGATGCTAAACGTAACCCAATGTTAGGAGGTCAGTTAATAGGTAATGGTTCACTTGTTAAGGTAGCTGTTGAACCTGTAGCCTATATGATGCAGTCCACTAAACAAGTAGGTGTATCTCTCAGACTAAAAGCTATGCAAGTCCTTGACTTGGTTGAGCATGGCACACCTAATTCTATCTTTGATGAGGAAGAAGGGTTCGTTGCCAAAGCTATAGAGAAAGATAACTCTGCAGTTTTTGATGACATAGATACTGATGGTACTGCTGATGACGAAGGGGACTTTTGAAGCAAGGGTCATTGCAGACCTAGTAGCACGTGACATTCCACATGTGTATGAGCCTGAGAAGATGGCATACTTTGTGGAACGTCACTATGTTCCTGACTTAAAGATAGGCAAGATGATAGTGGAGCTTAAAGGATACTTCAGACAAGATAGTCAACGTAAGATGAAGGCTGTCAAGGCACAGTACCCTGACTTAGATATACGATTTGTATTTCAAAAGGCAAGCTCCACTATACAAGGAGCTAAGAAAAGAAAGGATGGTTCTAAGATGACCTGTCAAGAATGGGCTGACCGTAATGGTTTTATATGGGCAGAAGAAACAATACCAAAGGAGTGGTTGAAATGAGTGTGATAGATGTTAAAGACATGATTGAAACTGATGTAGACTTACAAGCAGAGTTTACTAAGCAAGGTCTAAGTGTGTCTGTCATCATAGGTGATGAGGAGATAGAACATACATCTACTTATGAGGACATGGCTATTGATATGGTAGGTGACTCTGAGAAGTATGACAATGATACACTCAAGAAGATTGCTCAAGGTTTAGATTACATGTCTAAGTTTATAAAGGAGTCAATAGGTAAGGATGAATGATAGTGAGTTCATAAGACACGAAGAGTGTCCTCACTGTGGCAGTAGTGATGCCAATGCTTTGTATACTGATGGTCATCACTACTGTTTCTCTTGTCAAGTATCAACAAAAGCACAAGGTAATGAAGGAGTGATAGCAGTGACTACACAGAAGAGTAACTTTGCTTTCCTACCCATTGAGGTAAAGGCATTAAACAAAAGGAAGATAACTGAGAAGACAGCAAGACACTGGCAGTATGGTGTAGCTATCTATAAGGATAAGAAGGTACATGTAGCTAACTACTATGATAGAGAGGGCACACTCCAAGCACAGAAGGTAAGACTTCGTAACAAGGACTTCCTTGTTTTAGGTGACATGAAGAAGATTGGACTGTATGGTGAACATCTCTGTCGTGATAGGGGTAAGATGATTACCATTGTTGAAGGTGAGTTAGATGCCCTGTCATTGAGTCAAGTGTTTGAGAACAAGTGGTCAGTTGTCTCTGTTCCTGCAGGTGCAGACTCAGCTAAGAAAGCTGTATCTAAATCTCTTGAGTGGTTGTGTAACTATGACTCTATTGTTATTATGTTTGACAATGATGAGCATGGTCAGAAAGCAGCAAAGGAAGTAGCCAATATACTGCCACCTAGTAAAGCTAAGATAGCCAAGCTACCACTCAAAGATGCCAGTGATATGTTACAGGCAGGAAGACAGGAGGAACTCATTGATGCAGTATGGGCAGCAAAGACCTACAGACCTGATGGTATCATAGCAGGTACTGATGTATGGGAACTGATTACTGCTGAAGATGATAAGCACTCTGTCTCTTATCCTTATGCAGGTATACAAGAGAAGACAGGTGGTTGTCGTAAGGGTGAGATTGTAACACTCACTGCAGGTAGTGGCATAGGTAAGTCACAACTAGCTAGAGAGTTTGCTTACTCCTTCATCATGCA